CCAATGCATTATCCCATACAGAAATAAACGCATGATTGCCGTCTGGAGGACTCACATGAAATGACTCTTGGTCAACCTCAAAGTGATGTACTTCTGCGCCTTCTGGCAAGTCTTTGTCTTCTGTTTTTTTCTTTGTCATATCTTAATCTCCACACTTCCTATTTTTTTAGAGTTATTTGAAAAATTATTTGAGTAGTCCTGACTCGAACTACTATTGTCGATTATCTCATCTTGAGCAGAATCTTCAACATCATATAATCGCATTTTGGGCCGGTCGATTCCTACTACAAATCTTTTATAGTTATTCAAATCGTTGTAACGATTTTTGAGTTGTTTTACCAATACTTGATTTAATTCTTCCAGTTCTTCTGTCGCAATCAATGCAAACATTAAATCAGCAGTTGCAGGCAGTCCAAAGGATTCGGACGTATCAGTGAGTTCTACATCACTACTATTATACCCACTGCGGGTCGTCTGAGTTGCACTCATAATCGGCACATTATGTTCTACCGCAAGACCACGCAATTCTTCTGCAATCGACTTAATCAATGTATATGAGTTTGCGCCTGAACCGGCTTTAATCCTAGAGGATGAACATATATTTAGGTAGTCAATATAGATAACATCTGGACGGAAATTCTTTTTGAGCGACAATTCATTCAACAAATGTCTGAAATGATTTGCGTTGGCAACGGCAGTAGGATATTCTTTTACAATTAGTTTTCCACTTGCGACCTTTCTCGTTAAGTTTTCTATCTTGCGGCAAAAGGTATCATATGGCATTTGTGCAACATCTTGGATATTAGTATTCAAGAGATTCGCGTCAATACGTTCTGCAATCTTTTCTTCTGACATTTCACATGTAATGTATAGGACATTCTTACCCATCAACAAATGATTTGCCGCAAGGTCACACATAAACAAAGATTTACCTACGCCAGTACCAGCGAGACAAATATTAAGAGTTTTCTTTGACAATCCACCCTTAGTAATTTTATTGAATAAATCAAGATGAAACTCGATTTTTTCTTCTACACGTTGATAAAATTCATATCGGGACTCAAAATCATCTATGAAATCGTGTCCGATATTACTGTCAAATGACACGCCCAATGCGTCCTGTAGCATTTTTGGCAGTTGTCCCTTGTTTACGGGGTCATCATTTAAAATACCAATCGACTTCATAACAGCATTATATAATGCGCGATCTTGACACCACTTTTCAGTGACATCAATTTGCCATGCGCTATTTTTATGATCGTCTTTATTCTCTTCCATACTCTTGATTGTTGATACCGATTCTGTATATACATTCTCGCCAACATTCAAATCATCCAAAGAGATCAATAATGAATCCCTAGTCGGATTTGTATTGTACTTTTCAATGTGATGTTGTACCATATCAAATATTACTTTATTCGATTCGGTTACAAAATATTCCCTTTCAATAAAAGGCAGTGTTTTTCTCACATATTCTTCGTCAGAAAAAAGACAATTCAATACTGTTTGTTCAGTCAATTCCATTAAGTTTATTCGCTTCCTTTATCAGTCTTTCAGATTCAATTCTCAAATGTTCAGCCTGTCGTTTCAGACTTTCAGATTTTTCTTCGTTGCTCAGCGTGTTAAATAAAGACATTGTAGTTGGTTCTTTATCGTCAGTACCATATACTGCACCCCATTTATCTTCAGGACATGCAATGTTGGCGATTTTTGCCTTTGCAGGCATAAAACAACCACAAGATTTACACATCTTTATAGTCGGCTGAAATTGGGCACATGACTTGCAAATGCCCAACCTTTCTTGATACATATATTTTGAAGCGAATAGCTTACTCATCCACCCACTCTATATTTGTTGATAATCCAATCATTGAATTTTTCATCTGCAAGAATAGGTTCCCAAAACTCTGCACTATGAGTTTCTTTCTCGCGGAATTTCTTTTCAATAACTTCACCTGTTTCCATATCAACATTCTGCAACCATGCACCAGCTCTTGTTAGTATACCATAACCTAGTGCCATGTCAAGGAGTCCAGAGAATTTATCTACACCTTTTTCCCAAGAAACTGAGATAGGAATTTTAGATTTCTCTTTAACAAACCGCGACTTTTCAACATTAATTACAAAATGATATCCAGCAATCTCTGTACCCACTTTATCCTGTTGACGGCCGATAATCCAAATGGTATCTGCACTATAATACATACCAGTACCACCAGATACAACCTTAGTAGGGAACATACCCTGTGAGTCGTATGTGTGGTTGATAGCAACCATAGGAATGTCTTTCATAGTGAGGTGTGGTGTAATCATACGAAACAGTGACTTGAACTGTTTAGCGCGTGTCATGTCCGCTGCACTACTACCTTTCTCTGCATCTTCGACTTCTTTCTTAGATGCCAAGTTACCAACCGAATCCACCATAATGAATACTTTATCTTCCGTATCCAGTTCTGCCAGTTGAGAAACCATGTCAAATTTGAGTTCTTCTAAATTGACAACTGGTACATGTACAATTCGAGTCGTATCTATTTCAAAGATATCGAAATATGCCTGTGGGGTTCCAAATTCAGAATCATAGAATAATACTACTGCTTCTGGATTTTTATCCATATATGCTTTCATCATAATCAGACCAAATGCAGTCTTAAAATGTTTTGAAGGCCCTGCGAGCATCGTAAGTCCAGATGTAAATCCGCCATTTAGAGTACCAGAAAATGCAATATTCATTGCTGGAATATGTGTCGGTGTACTGGTTTTGTCGTTTAAGTATTTTGATTCTGATAGGACATTTACCCTACCGTCTTTGAAAGAAGAATTCTTTCGTAATTTACTCATTAGTCCTGTAGCCATTTATTTCTCCTATTCGATTCTTTCATTATAACATAAATTGATTGCGTGTGTCAAGGAAGTCTGCCATAAAATCTTACTGGTGTTCCTACTGATTTTTTGGCATTGAAAAGATACCAACAACAATTATCTTTGCCGACACTTTTACTACCTTCAATCCACTTTACTCGGCCGATACTAACGACTTTTTCCAACCATTTTTGATATGGGGCAGACTGTTTAGTGTGCATCCAATCTGCATCAAACAATAACCATGTTGGCATTTGGGTTGCCAAATTCTCAATCATCGGATGCAATATTTTTCTATTCCAAGGCGGATTGGTGATGCATATATCACAACCTTTAATCTGATCTGTTAGTGCATTTCCAACACCAACAGAATCACATAATGGTTCTATATCAGTCATCCAATATCCTTTTAAATCTGTTAGTTGTTCTACATGTTTTATCAATCTACCGTCACCGGCGCATGGTTCTGCAAACAATCCAGTATACGGCAAGTGAAATACAAGAGGCAAAACGGCCTCAATCGGCGTAGGGTAATAATCCCGCTCTACTCTTTCAAAATCGCTGCGTTTTCCCATTATACTCTCCTAGAAAAAGTCATCTATTGTAAATCGTTTTTCGACATCCCAACCAATCGCATCTGTCACCGATTTGACAGGTTCTAAAAATGATTTGTCGAATTGTTTTGTTTTGTCTATAAATCTTTCAAGATCGAACTCTTTTGGCAATACATTTTGAATTGCAATAGTATTGTTTCCAATAGGATTGGGATCTTTGAGATATACAAATTTAATCTTCTCGCCCTCTTTGACGAGTGGATGTGTCATTTCTAAATTGTGTTTCTTGATCAGTCTATTAAAATGAATGACGCCCTTCACATGAATTGGTGTACCCTTTTTGAATAATTCAACTGGACATTCATACTTTTTCAAACCGTTTACGCCTCGCGGAAAACATATGTCCTCAATCGGCAAAGTATTAAACTCTTCTCTAAAATTATTGATAAACTCGATCAATTGTTCGTTGTTACCATTCATAATAACTCCAAAGATTTTGCGGAGTTTTTCACGACATGCAGCAGGGGTAGAGGAACGCACAGCCTCAATACCCATGATCTTCAACTCTGGAGCTTTATATCGTACCCCTTCATTGTCCCAGACATTTAAAATATATCGTTTCTTTGCAGTCCACAAACCTTTGGATGCAATGACTTCGCGTTTCATCTGCATCTTCTGTTCGTATGCGTTCATATAGTCAGCAAGATCTTGATAACTCTTATCAATAAAAGGTTCCAACTTCTCCGAAGCAATTGTATCAAGGAAGTTAATGATCTTGGCTTCGCCGCCTTCTGTCGCAAGTACCTTTTCCGTATCAAACACCTTGTCAACCAAGTCGCCAAGGCGGATGTAAATCGCATCCGTGTCGGAAGCAATAACGTAGTTAATTTTTTCATCATTTTGGAGAACCTTATGCAAATAATCGTTTACTTTATTTTCAATCCACCGAATACTTAGTTGTCCCGAAAGAGTGATAGATTCTGCCTGTCGAATATCAT